GTTAGATACACTATATTATATAGACTTCCAAGACATAGATTAGTTCCTTCAACAAGGCAAAGACAACAAGGTTATAGCACAAGTTATGATGATAAGAGACAAATAAGATGGAATGAAGTCACTTTCAGATGACTAAAAGTCGGTTGTAGTACATCACTTATCTAAAGGAAGAGTTATAGTTTATACAGAAGGTAATGAATAGCCATATATGCATACTAACTTGTGTAATAAGAATCATCAACTATACATACCTTATGATACATAACTCATTGAAGAGCACGGACTAGTAATAAACAAATTGTCAAACTTTAGTTTATCTGTAGACATAACTATAGCTTTATTATAGATAACAAGAAGTAACAGAGGCCCACATATAAAGACTGAACTAAAAGAGATACTAGTATAAGTCTAGCAGCCAAGTACTTAAGAAGAATTGAACATGCTTGATATGCATAGCTTGAATACTCCAGTGACAGCATATACATTATATTTAAGCAAATTAGTACAGCAAGTACAGCAATTATCACACAATAATGATTGGGGCTAATAAGAGACAAGAATGTAAGTGCTATCCAAGTACTATAGTGTAAAAGATCTTTAAGGCGACTAGACAAATCCCAGGTCAGTGGATCTGATGTATGACATGTTAAACTTAATCGAAACTAACCAGATGATAAAAGCAAATAAATATGAATGGGGAAATAAGTAGCTTAAAAACATAGTACTAATGCCGTGGGACGTAATGAGAGAGTAGTACAGAAATTTATTTACTAGTGCTACTAATGATGTAAGTAGACTTTATATAAGATCAATGCTAACAGCTATACGGTACTCACTATTGATACTAGTACTTACTAGTACAATGTAACATGTCGGAATATTATATATATCACAATAGATGCAGGACTATATATTAGGCACAAACATATTAAGGTTATTTTTGTAAGTAGTAGTAGATACATTATACTTAATATTCCAAGTCTTTAAAGCGTTATATTACTAGATTATACATGATGAAACCTTGTAAATAAAGGTATTGGTATTTGAAGACTTGTCTAAATTCCTTGATGCTACAATAGGATTGTCAACGATATTATTATCCTATACCTTTGTATTCGGCACAATCTTATTCTTAATATCTTTATTACTTAATAAAGAAATAAAAATATCGTACATATACTATATGATAAAATCTAGAGCATTGAGACTGAGAGATAAGATAAAAGATATACCCTTGTTAAATAGGAAGACATACGGAGAGGAATGGATATATTAACAAACAGGAGGAAAGGACTAAAAACTTGCATATAAGCAGTAAGTTTAGGGGAGAATAGGTAAGACTATAATTAACATAAAAGCAAAATTCTACCACTATCTAGCAGTTCCATTTATATTTATGATTTCGTTCCTGTTTGCATACAACTATTATAAGAGGCCAGAAATGGGATTATATTAAACCATGAAAGAGTAGGAGTATAATATCTTTGATAATCCCACATCCTATAATATATTCTAAATAAGAGAAGATATAAGGAAGATATACATGTAAGGAGTGACATCTAGACCACCAATAGATTTAATATTCTCAATGTTTGAAACTAATCATGGTAGGTGGATAAATGACACATTGAAAGAGGAGGTTGAATTACTGAAATTATTATCAACTTTTGATTATAATAATCTGACTATGAAGCAGCTCCATAAAGCCAAGATGTATCAAGCATTGAAAGAACGTGATGGGTAGATGATACTGGATCTAATAGACAGGCAACAGTTAATATTCTAAAGAGGCGAGGCTCAAATGTAATACACCTTCAACAAAGGATAAAGGCCTGATAGGTATAAGTGCTACGTGTCAAATGATGTTAGCATGATATATGCCTTAGTGATAAGGATGGGATAGAGACTAGCATCTCCCGATAAGCGATACCTGGATTACAATTGGATAGATGATACTTACAAGAAATAACTGATTGCAGCTGTAGAAGATACAAATATTTCAGAGGAGGATTATTTTGCAACATTTAATTAAGCTAAATAGAGATAGTTAAGATAAGGTAAGGCAGAGTTCCTAAATTAAATGAAGCTAGACCCTAAATTTACTTTATTTACCAAAGTTAACGAATTCGGATTAGAAGATAATAAAGTATTTAGAGACGAGAGAGGTGTAAACACGACAGATATTAAGCCCAGACTTATATGTAATCCTAGTCAGACAGTTAAATGGATATGTGGTTTAGCTAATCACACTATGACGTAGAGCGTTAAAAGCCCACATAGCCCATTGTATGGTATAGCAACGAGCGGATTATCACCAGAAGAAATCAAAAAGGACATAGAGAAAGCGTTTAAAGGACTTAATTAAGGTAGAATGTTTAGTTGGGATAGTAGCAAGCATGACGCTCATTAATCAGCAGCACTAATAAAAGGAGTTGATAATCCTATTTTAGAGACCGTACTACCTATAATACTGAGGAGGTAAGGACTTAGTTAATTCTAAATAAATTTAGCACTCGACTATGTATTAGAAACAACAATAAAAGCAAAAGTATTCTCTACTGCATCAATAAATAAGAAAGATTGGAGGAAGAAAGAGAACGAACTCTTCTGGGTATAATGGGATGGTAAAGTACCTTCTGGTGATCCTTTCAAAACAACTCACGGAAATAATAGCAGATGCATAGCTGTCGTACGAAGAATGGTAAAAGAAATGGGATTAGTACTGTATGATGGTAAAGTGGCTAAATGGGATTGTTTTTTAAAACAAGGAGGGGATGATTCATTATTCGGGATATCAGAGATGTATGTAGAAAGATTCTTAAAAGAGTTCCAGAGACACTACTGTACACAGGAAAACTAAATGAATGGATGTGGATTCTACATGAGAAAATTCAATGATCTAGGAAATAAGATTGACTACCTATCTAAGACAGGCTACGTAGATGAATTTGGAGCATTTATGATAAGGATACCTCTGAAGACAGTCTTAACATGTGCTTATACCAAATCAAAGACCGCAATAAGTTCAATTAATTATTGCGTAATGTCATAATTACAGTCATGGGGTGGTACAATAGGTCATGTACTAAAGATAATAGCAGACAGGGTATATACTCAGTGCAT